TCTCTTTCTTTATCCAAAGGAAAGGTTCTCGAACGGAAAGGAAAAGGTCATGACTTGCCGCGAATTGAAACGGTCATCACTGATGCAGCCGGGAGTTACGGCCCGGAAGTTGCAGATTGGGCTGAGCGCATTCTCGGAGTGGAACTTATGCCTTGGCAGAGGCATGTTCTCAACGGTCAACTTGCCGTGGATGCCCAAGGGCAGTTCCTCAACCACGTATCGCTTGTCAGCGTCGCCAGACAAAATGGAAAGACCGTAGCGCTAAAAAGTTTGTTGTCGTGGTGGTTGTGTAAGTACTCTCAGCAGGTCGGCCCTCAAACCATTCTGACCACAGCCCACAGGCTCGATTTAGCCACAGCCCTATTCCAAGACCTAGCCCCGGTCATTGAAGCAAAGTTTGGTGTCAAAGCGGTGTGGGCGTATGGTCGCAACAGCATCAAGGTCGGTGATTCGCGCTGGTACGTCAAAGCAGCCAGGCCATCAAGCGGTCACGGTATGAGCGTTGACCTCATCATTGCCGACGAAGTGTTTGGCATTGATTCCGAGACACTTGACATCGGCTTGCTGCCTACGCAGCGTGCCAGACCCAACCCACTGTGCTCGATGTGGTCAACGGCAGGCACCGAGGACTCCATAGCGATGCTGCGTTGGCGTGAGCAGGGCATACGTGCCATTGACTCAGGTGAAGTCACGAATTCTGTATACCTAGCGGAGTACAGCCCACCTCCCGACCTTGACCCGATGAGCGAAGCCGCGTGGGAGTACGCCAACCCGGCACTCGGCCACACGCTGGACATTCGTACCGTTCAGGCTGAATCAAAAGGCCCGAACCGTGCAGGCTTCTTGCGATCTAGCGTAAACCTATGGGTGCAATCAGAGCTGTCGTGGCTGCAGCCCGGCAAGTGGGAATCGTTGCGTACCGATTTGCCACCGTTGCCCGGTGGCGTGCTCGCCGTAGAAGTATCGCTCGACGATGGCAGGTACGTGGCAGTACGTGTGAACGCGAATACTGCTGGGATACTTTGTGCGACTGTCGCATTCATGTGCGAAACAGTGACACAGGTATGGGATAACATTCGTGCCCAGTTGGCCTCCAACTCAGGCTTGCAAGTTGCTATCACGCCGACACTGGACACCAACTGCCCCTCCGATCTGCAACGTCGCAGGGTGCTGGTCGGCTATCAGGAGATAGGCCGCTACACGTCAATGGTCAAGAACCTGATCAATGAGGGCCGCGTGAATCACACTGGTGAGACGATGTTGGCTGAGCATGTTGGTCGTGCTGTTGCTGTCAAGACTCCTGGCGCTATTGCGTTGTCATCACAGAAGTCGAGTGGGCCGATTGAGTTAGCCCGGTGTCTTGTGTGGGCTGTCGGTATGTGTGCGAAGCCGCGACCGATGGTGAACCGACCCATGATTGCATCGAGTGCCTAGACTGATGCCACGATGGCATTCTCACTGAAGCGCGCAGTCGCTAACAACACAAACGCACAGATAGGTGCAGCTGGTGCTGCTGGCAATCCACTGGTCGGCAACTTCATGACCTACACCACCGACTTCAACAGGTCGGCTGCCATTCAGATTCCCACGATCAGCCGGGCACGTGACCTGATCTGCTCGATGGTTGGCTGCCTAGAAATTCATCAGTACGCCAAGCAATGGGTGAACGACGAGTACGAGGATTTGGAACTGCCTGATGACACGTGGTTCCACCAGCCCGACCCCAACGTCACACGCAACTTCATCATGTCCTGGACAACTGATGACCTGCTGTTTTACGGACGCGCGTTTTGGATTGTGACCAGCCGCTTCGGTAACGGCTTCCCAGCAACCTTTACGTGGATTCCAGCAGCTGACGTACAGACACGCGACCAAGCCGGCCCACAATGGTTCGGCCCCAGCAAAGAGGTGTACTTCAACGGCTACAAGCTTGACCCCAACGATGTCGTGCAATTCCTCAGCCCAATCCAAGGCTTGCTCACCATGGGCGCTCGATCAATTCGCACCAACATCAACCTTGACACCAGCGCCGAGCGTTTTGCCAAGAATCAAACCCCGGCAGGTGTGCTGAAGCAGACCGAAGGCGAGCCTTTGAGCGCCGAGGAACTCTCTGAATTGGCGGCTGGCTTTGCAGCTGCACGAAACAACAATGCGATTGCTGCGTTGAACCAGTACGTGGACTGGAAAGAGTCCTACATGGATCCGAGCAAATTGCAGTTGACTGAGGCACGCACTTATCAGGCGTTGGAGATGGCACGCATCGCCAACATTCCGCCTTACCTGGTGGGTGCGCCAAGCGGCTCTGGCATGACCTACCAAAACGCGCAACAGGCACGCCAAGACCTTTACCTATTCGGTGCCAAGCCATTCATCGACTGCATTGAGCAGACGTTGAGCATGAACAACATCACGCCACGAGGCCGTTACATTTATCTGGACATTGAGACATACCTGGAGGAATACGAAATGTCCTCCGAGCAGGACGACGCTGCACCTGCTCGGGGGCTACCCTCTAACGACGAAAGCGAGGCATCATGATTCGCCTAACTGCACAAAACACATTTGTCCTGGCTGAGGATGGCGAGTCACCACGCTTGATCTCTGGTGTTGCCGTACCTTGGAACACCGAAGCCACCGTCAGCGACGGAACTCGCGTCCGTTTCGAGCGCGGCTCACTGCCAATCACAGGCAAGAAGCCCAAGCTGCTCAAGTACCACGACTCTGAGCAACCAGTAGGCGTGGTCACCGGGCGACTGGACTCCGAGGAAGGCATGCTTTTTACGGCCCGAATCAGTGCCACCAGCGAAGGCAACGACATGCTCGAGCTCATCAAAGACGAGGCAGTTGACTCGGTATCGGTAGGCGTTGACGTAGTTGACGCTTCCTACGACGACAACGGCACCATGGTCATCAAAAAAGCCAACTGGGTAGAATTATCACTTGTCACGGCACCTGCATTCAAGGGCGCTATGATTACAGAGGTTGCAGCGACCGAACCACAAGAGGAGACAACCACAATGTCCGAAGTCAAGGTCGAAGCATCCGTAGAAGCACCAGCACCAGCACCACAAATGCTGTTTGCTGCACCACGCGCAGAGTTCAAGTTGCCATCAGCTGCTGAGTACATCAGCAAGTTGATCAAGGGCGGCTCCGAAGCGCAACAGTTCCTCGCCAACATTCGCGCTGCTGCGCCCGATGTTGTCACGACCGACACGCCCGGCATCTTGCCAGAGCCAATCGTCGGCCCGGTGTACAACAACTTCCGTGGCCTGCGCCCAGTCGTTGACGCAATCGGTGTCAAGGCGATGCCCGGTGGCGGCAAAGTGTTCCGTCGCCCAGAAGTGACCACGCACACCACGATCGGCTTGAGCAACGGCGAAAACGCCAACCTCGACTCGGGCACGTTCGTTGTGAGCAACAACAATGTCACCAAGAACGTCTACGGCGGATACGTCCGTTTGTCGGAAGAGGACATGGACTGGACTGAGCCAGAAGTGCTTGGCTTGCTGGTCGATGACATGGCGCGCATCTACGCCAACGAAACCGACAACGTGGCAGCTGACGCGCTTCTCGCAGGCACCTCACAAAGCGAACCCATTACCAGCCGCCTCGTGGCCGCTGACTGGGTAAGCGCAATTTACAACGCTGCCAGCACCATCCTCAGCAACAGCAACGGCAACCTGCCAACCCACCTGTTCCTGTCGCCCAACAACTGGGCGTACCTGGGCAAACTCGTGGACGATGCAGACCGTCCGCTGTTCCCGAACATCGGCCCAATGAACGCCTTTGGTGCAGTGTCACCCGGCTCCTCGGTCGGCAACGCATTCGGCCTCAGCGTCGTAGTTGATCGCAACTTCGCCGCCGACACCGCAATCGTCGGACACCCAGACGGCTTTGAAATCTTCGAGCAACAGAAGGGCGCAATCCAAGTCGAAGCCGCTGACGGCTCACTGTCGCGTTACATCAAGTTCCGTGGATACTTCGCCACGCTCATGATTGACGCAACCAAGTTCGTCAAGCTCGTCTAAGTTCACTCCCTCCAGGTGACACTGAACGGTGGCAACTTACTCACTTACCCATAAACAGGTAGTTAGTAACGTTGCCGTCGTTCAGTTGCTGGAGAACCACAGCTTTGAGGTAGGGCAGTCAATCACGCTGTCTGGCATCAATGCCACGTGGAATGGCACGCACAAAATCCTTGCGTTGCCCGAGTACTACTTCATCGGCGTATCGCAACAAGGTGATTACCAGTACGACACTGACACCATTATCCCCAATCAGGTGCTGTTTGCACTGACCACGGATGACGCTGATCGAGCAGCTGCCACCGGGACATGCACCTACTCGGTGACCTGCTCATGGATTGTCCTGGGCGATGTTGAGGACTACCTCGGCTTCACGTTCACCAACCCGAGTGCTGACCTTGACGTAGCGAACATGGCAGTGAGCGCAGCGAACCAATTTGCGTATCGCAAGCGCGAGGAGTCCGGGTATTTTGATTCACCAACTGTGGTGCCTGATGGCGCTGTCAAGCTTGGCACCGTCCAGTACGCAGCAATTCTGTACCGTGAACGCGGCTCCACTGAGGCGTTTGCGTCGTTTGACCCACTAGCCACAGGTGGCCCGGTCACAGGCAACTACGGTCAGATTCTGCGTTTGCTCGGAGTGAATAAGCCACAGGTGGCCTGACATGGCAAACATGTTCAAGGATGGTTACGACCAACTGGTCACCCAACTGCAGACAATTACCGGGCTGCGTGTGTTTGATGATCCACGCAACATAAACCCACCATGCGCATTAGTCGAGGCACCCACCATCATGATGGCAACCAACGTGGTCGCTGACATGGAATTCCGTGTCGTAATGACTGCCCTGGGCACCGGGGACAACAGAACGCTGGACAATTTGCTCGACAACATTGACCTGATTCGCGCTGCACAAATCGGCTTGACCGATGCACGCCCAACCACCGTGTCGTACGGTGGAGCTGACTACCCTGCCTACGAGCTGACGATACGCACCAAAGTAAGCCCCTAGGGCTACTAGACTGCCCTACGGGTAAGCAGCGACCCTCGACGTAGAGGAGATTCGCTACATGGCTAACGCAACCACCTACCTGGCTTCCCCAACATTCGGCATCGGTGTCAACCTTGCCGGAATCAAAGACCTGACCGATCAGTGCAAGTCTGTGGTCATCACCAAGTCGCGTGAAGCGCTCGACTCCACTTCGTTTGGCAACACGGGCCGCCAGTTTGTCGGTGGCCTGACCAACGTGACCGTGACCGCCACCCTGCTGATGGAGTACTCGGCAACGCCCGGCACCTACGTTGACCTGACCGCACTTGTCGGCACCAACGTGTACGTCGCAGTAAAGCCAACCTCGGCTGCAATCTCGGCAACCAACCCAGAATTCCAAATCACTGGCGGATACCTCGAGTCGCTCGATCTGGTCAACGGCTCAGTCGGTGAACTGTCCGAAGTGGAAATCACCATTACAGGCGGCGTGCTGGTTGAGGACGTGACGGCGTGAAACTAACCATCAAGGTGTCATTCAAGACACCAGCAGCAGAGTTGGTTACAGAGCAAGTCACAACGACAATCGCTACGGCTGCTGCGTGGGAACGCAAGTTCAAGCGCCGCGCAAGCGATCTACAGGCTGGTATCGGCATTGATGACATCATGTTTATGGCGTGGCATCAGCTCAACGTCAATAAGCGTGAAGGCCGCGACTATGACACTTGGCTTGTGTCCGTTGAGGATTTTGAGGTAGTGGAGACTGCCCACGCAAACCCTACGGAAGCAACAGCGTCCG